ATCGTTGTGGTATTAAAGGCAGACGCCATTGGCCTAAACTCTTTGGTGTACTTATCCCTCGATACGTCCTGGGATTCGTCTATCTCTAATAGAACCTCTGCCGTGTGTCCTACTACTGAGCTCGTCTCATCTGCTGATAGGAATATCCACCTGGCATTGCCTAACCTTATCATATAGCCTGCTTCTGTCAACCACAAGCCTGAGAAACCGAAATCGTCTAACCTCTGCTTCAATCTTCCCATACTGATTAGGGTCTGGGGTTTGAATGTCGGGCTGCACTTAACTGAATTACCCCCTGTAGCCATGAACATTGTGAGTAGTAGAACTTCGAGATGGGCGGATAGCTCATTCTTCCCCCCCTGCCGTGCTATCTCTACAGAGAATGTCATACCGAGGCCACCTTGTATACTCTCTATCACTGCCTTAGCTACTTCTGCCTGATATGGTCTTAACTTCATCTTCTTTATCTACCTTCGCCCATGCTACCACTTATATACCACCACTCATGTGGTACGGGATGTTCACCACCGCCCTTACCACCACTCATCTATCACCGTTCATCTACCACGGGATATCCACCACCACCACTCACCACCATCATTCATCATCATCCATCATCATGTTTGACTCCCCTATGAAGGGAAGGTACTACTAATATATTACTTGACTTTATAGTCCCCCTGGCGGGTTGAAATCGGTGGCAGTCTAAACAGAGCCAGCCTACCCTCACCCACTTCCCTTTGATGCGGGCGTAGACGGTCTTGATGTCGCCGGCCGGTATGGGCTTCCCTATGCTCAACCTGGCGATGTAGGTGCTTCCCTGGGGACAAAGTAGATGCTTCTGTAACTTGCTCATTGCGGTGGATACAACCTCTCCCTCTTGCCGTTTGCAAGTAGAACCGCCTTACAAAAAGACAGCACGCGAGTATTCCCGCACAGCCTGAAAAGTCTATATGCAATTTTGAAAGTCTTCATCCTGTTTTCTCTTTCCCCTTTAGCCATGACTACCTCCTTCTACTATTTCGTAGACAATAAATGCGGACTGTGAGATTGACCTGGTTAGAATTTTCTGACGGGAACAATTACGGCGCTCCTAGAATGAGCCTGTGTTCGTAGCGGGCTTGCTTCGGATTGTACTCGAACCGAATGCCGACTACACGGAACTTGACGGCTTGCTGGTTGGCTCCGGAGTCTGTTATTTGCACTACATCGAATAGCTCCTGGCCACAGTTGGGCGGTATGAGTATGACCCCCCTCTTTCCGGTGAGTCTCATCTTGGCTAAGATGGCTGAAGCTACGTCTCCGGCCTGGGCGGTGGTGGGGATGGCTAGCTCCTGCTGGAAGTCTAAGCGCTCTCCCACCAGGCCAATCTCGGTACTATCCTGGGCTTCTCCCCACACCGGGTTACCGTACTGGTCTCTGCCGATAACGAACGACCTGTTCGTTTCCGGGGTCTCGGTGAGATACTGGCCGTCAAGAATGACGTGCGGGGTGAAACCCCAACCAGCAGTAATATCTTGGTAGCTGGTATCATCTCCATATCCCGTTCCCGCTGGATTAGGCAAAGGAGCATAGGCGTAGGACTTATATTTTCTAACTCCAGCCTCACTTTTAGTCCCAACTATAATTACGTCAGAGTTAAAGGCTATCCAGTAGGCTGTCCCACTCGTTACAGAAATGGGAGAATCAAGAGTTACAGTAATTACTCTTTCTGCCCCTGAAGAAACCGCAACCGCCTTTTGTCCTAACAAAGCTGTGGGCGAGCCACTACTATCAGCATATATTCCTATAGTTACATTGCCTGCTGTACTCGCCTTTGCTCGGAATCGCATCTCTGTCACTGACCCTGTAGCAATGGCCGTGAATTTTGTCATAACGATGTAGTTGGCACCGTTAGCCGTAGTTAGGGCTATATCGTCTCTACCGACTAGCTTAGCTAGAGCCATTCTTGATTCGCTCCTTGATCACATCGATGTTCATAGCGGGAACTTGTACCAATAATCTGCGGCATCTGCTGCCTGGGGGTAGACGATGTAGCCGTCCAGGCCAAAGAAGTAGATTACATCCGGCACCATGGCCAGTAGCCTCTTTAGGACGCTGGCCGCCGACTCCCCAGCGCCGACCTCCAGCCTGGGGTACAGGCTGGTTATCAGGCTGCTCCGGGACTTATAGGATAGTGTGCCCCCTACAGACTGCATGACCTTCTCGATTAGCTGATAACAGGTAAACTCGTCTGAGCCGATATTCCACTCCACCGGCTTGTTGAACCGGTAGCGCTGGAGCAATCCACAGGCGTCCACGCAGTGCATGATAAAGCTGGCTACGTTGGGCGCTCGGCTGTATTCCATAGCCTCGATGAAGTACCTGGCAGCCTCTGAGACTTCTTCGGTGCCGGTGTTATAACCGATTTTGAGGTTGACACGGCTGCCTCTCTTAATCTGGGCAATGGGGGCAGTGCCCGGGGTATTGTAGTAGCCATCATGGTTGGTGAGTTCGACTACCAGCTCTGCCGGCTGCTCCGGGTCTACTTGCTCTGTCACCTGAAAGACCCGGCTCTGAGGGATGGAGATATAGGTGCCTGGTCCTGAGCCTGGGGTGGGGGGACTCCACGACCCAGGGCAAAGGGCGCGCCAGACCTCGGTCGGCTGCGTTGCCCAGATATACTCACCGCTGGGGTCGGCGGCTAAAGCCATGCCCCTGGAGGCTGATGTGTCTATGATGCTGGCCTTGTTCCAGTTGTAGTCGTAGAAATCAGTGCCTGGCTTTAGTCTGAATAACCAGGGCTGGTTCTGCCTGGCAAGAGACAATAGGGGGCGTGCGCATGAGGTAGCCGGCTTTAACAGGAAGGGACCCGAGACGTCCAGCGTCTCGCCGGCCAGGGCTTCATATACCGCGGCAAGCCTCTCCCAATAGGTGCTGCTCTTTACTTGCCTGCTCCAAGCGGCCTTTTGCTCCCAGGTCATTTGCCTATAGCCTACTGGCCAACCGGTGCTGAACTGCCTCAGCCTTACCTGGGCGGCGACATCTACCCTGGCTCTGCCCAGGCCGATTTTGGCATCCGTGGCCCAGGTGCCGGCTGCCTGGCGATAACCGTCTCCATAAACCATGCGGACCACAGAGATATAGCTGCCTTCCTGCACCAGAGCGATGATATTCCAGTCGCCGTCATAGTACATGGCTAAATCAACAATCTCTCCATCATAGCTGCCTCGCTGGCCTAAGCCGGTGCTCCAGGTGTCTGACGTGCGTTTCTGAAGATATAAGCTGGTGGGGTCATTAACATCCGAGGCGTGGACAATGACGCAATCGCCGTTAGGTTTGAAGGCTACGGCTACGCCTCTTTCGCAAGGGCGGGCGTTGGCCATGGCTACCCAGGCTGCCCAGGTGGCTCCGTAGTCGGCGGATTGCCTACGCCACAGGTTAGCTGCGTCCATGGAGGCGACCATGACATTAGCTCCCAGGGCGGCGATGGCCACTTTGGCGTTGGCGGGGACACCGCCGAAGGATGCTCCCCAGGAAGAATAGGTGCTCGAGGGGCCGGGACTGGTTACCCTGGACAGGTACAGGGTGGCGCCGTCCTTACGGACCCGAATCAACGAGCCGTCACCGGGCATGGTCAGGCCGTGGCTGTCTTTGGTTTCAGCGCCTGAATAAAAGCGCTGCCAGCCGAAGGCTTCCCACTGGACGCCGCCTGAAGGCGTGGCTGCGGGGTGGCCGTAAGCCTGCACCTCGAGCTTGACCAGGGGCTTTCTCTTGGAGAGCTTCTTCTGCTCTTCGAGAAGAGTGTCGGTTAGCGTTCTCATTCTAGTTTCTCGACCCCCGCTATTCGCCATTTAGAAGAAAGTAGGGGGCTTCTCCTGTGGTGTGCGTAGCAACGATAGGGCTTGTGCCCCTCAAAGGTAAGGAAGCAACGTCTGTAAGGCAGCAACCAAAATAAGAGCCTTCGTAGGAAGTGTCTCATTTCTTCCTCGACCAGATTATGTAAACTGCTGCGCCTACCAGCAGTACTATGCCGGCTATGGTCGTAGCCAATCAAACACCATAATTGCTACGAATCACAGGCTAGCGGTTGTATTCCAGGAGCTGCTCGGCCAGCGTCCCCACGCCGTATAAAGTCCGATTAAACGGAGCTAACCTGGACTTCCAGTCGATTTTAGAGGTGGCCAGCTCAGCCAAGGCATTGGCAGACCTGATGGTGGTATTGAAGTCCCGGTTGAAGACATAATACTCGGGGCTTCGGCCGCACTGACCAAATTTCTTCTTTTCGGTCTCCTCCTTTAGCCAGTCCTTAGCGTCAACCGCCAAATCAACCAGGTAATTCCAGTAATCCACAGCCTGGGATATATTCTGGCAGTCGGTCACCGAGCCTTTATCCCTGGCCTTATAGAAGATGGTGCACTGGTTTACCTCCGTATAGGTGGCCTTGACATTGGCCATGACATCTTCGTGGAAAGCCTTTGGGTCAAAAGGCGTTGGCAACTCAGCTACAGGCTGGCTTTGCGCCTGTGGCTGCGCTGCGGGGGCCTGCACTACCGATTGCGAAATACCACCTCCGCCATTGCCATTGACTGCTGTTTTAGTCTTTTCCCTCTCGGTGTCAAGCTTGCCCTCTGTGATAATGTAGAAGATGCCGGCCAGAGCTGCGGCCGCAGACGGGACCATGTCCAATATGGTTTTCTGTGCTTCCGGCTCCTGGATGAAAAGGGGAATCAGGGTTGCCAACACGGTGATGATAAAGGCGCTATACTTCTTTTTGCCATCTAAGAATTTACTAATCATTTCTCTCTCCTTATACCAAATTTCAAATTCCAAACTGGGGGGTCATTCGACCAGGGCTGCCAGGGTATCAGGCACCGGCTTGCCGTTTTCGGAATAATGCCTCATCAGGTGCTTGGCAGCGTCAAGGATTTGCTGCTCGGTAGCCTCAACCCTCTTACCACGGAATCCGCCACGGCTGAGCGCTGCCACGGCTGCTGA